TATGCAAAAAGTACTTAATGAACCGCCCACCAGTAAGGATGAATTGGTTAAAGAGTTTGTTCGCCAGGAGGAATTGCGGCTCCAGTTGCTCAAAGCTAAGTCGTCCAAGGATTTGTTTGTTTTTAATAAGTACATTCTGGGCGTGGAGAACGGTGGGGGGAAGGTACCCTTAAACCAGTTTCACAAGGACATCTGCTATTTCGTGCAAAACCAGCGGAACAGAAAGAAACTCCTACTGATTCCTAGGGGTCACCTGAAATCTACCCTGATTACTGTGGGCTACTCCGTCTTCCGCCTGGTGGAAAATATCAATACCAGAATCCTTATATTAAACGCCACCTGGCAGATGGCCGTGGATTTTCTGACGGAAATAAAAAACCATTTACAGAAGAACGAACAATTGATTCAGACTTTTGGCAACCTGTCTGATTCACCCACCGAGTGGAGTCAGGACAGGATTACCCTAAAGCGAAGCGATCATGGTATCAAGGGGCCATCTGTCTGGGCATCGGGAATTGATTCCAACCTGGTGGGTAGCCACCCGGACTTGATTATCATGGACGATGTGGTGAACAGGGACAACGCCGATTCCGACGAGATGATGTACAAAACCATTCTCCGTTACAAGGATGCTCTGGACTTACTGGAACCGGGTGGACAACTGGTAGTTATCGGCACCCGCTGGAACGACAAGGATTTGTACGATTGGATTCTTAATCCCGACAACAAAGTGCTGGCTGGTTTTGACGTTATGGTTAAGCCGGCGTTTGAGTTTGATGGCTTATTAAGTGCTGTTTTTGGCGAGGGTGGAGAGTTGGCTATCCGCAACCATCTCTGGCCGGAAAAGTTTTCCACAAAAGAATTATCCGAACGCTATTTTGCCAAGGGCCCCTACGAATTTAGTGCACAATATCTTAACGATCCGGTTCCTGACGAGTCGGCTATTTTTCGCAGAGATTGGTTTAAGTATGTAATTGACGATGACTGGAGAGGTCGCTATTCAAATTGTTACATGACCGTAGACCCGGCTATCTCATTGGCAAAAGAGGCCGATTTTACGGGCATTGTTATCACCAACATCGACGAGTTTGGTTCGGTGTACATCCGGCACATGGAAAGATTAAAGGTTACTCCCAGTGAATTGATTGACACAATTTTTTATCTGGCGGAACAATTTCATCCCATGGCAATCGGAATTGAAATGACGGCGTTTCAAAAAACTCTGCAATATTCCATCAACGACGAGATGCGTAAACGAAGGAGAAACCTGCCTATTCGGGAGATAAAACCCAGTGACAGAACTAAGACAGAAAGGATAAAGGCTTTGCAACCTTTGTACGCCAATGGTAAGATATTTCATAACAAGGTGACAAAAAATCTTGACCACCTGGAAGACGAACTAACCCGTTTTCCAAGAGGAAAACACGATGATTTGATTGATGCACTTTCGTATCAATTGGATTTAATCGTACCCCCACGTCCGAGGGTAAACATCGGCAAACAACACTACCTATATGGCAACAACTGAAACAAAAAAAGTGCCGAAGATTCGGGGCGTTTATGATCCAAAGGGAGAAGAAGCCGAAGTTTTGAAGATGGTTTATTTGCGAAAGACGCAGATGGAACAAGGCACAGACAGAAGCGATGCTTCAAAGAGTTGGGACAGGTGGATGAAACAATGGGATTCCTGGAGAGAAAAGAAAAACAGCGACGATTGGCAAAGCAACCACGTGGTACCACTAACTTTCTCGGTAATTGAGGCGGCTTTGGCGGAAATGGTGGACAACAATTCCCGACCCATTATTCTCCCCCGTGGTTCAGAAGACGCTCCCAAGGCGACGGTAACCAAACACATTTTTAATTACACTTGGGAAGTGGCCGACGGCGACAATGCTGTTTACGACGTAAACAAGGATTCTTTAATTTTGGGTACCGCTATCGGTCAGGAATACTATCTGAAAAGACCCCGAACTATCCGCAATATTAAGATGGTGAACGAGGACGGAAAGGACAAGGAAACTTATACCGAAGAAGAAACTTTTGATTACGATGACTGTATGTTGGAGCCGGTTCGGTTGCAGGATTTCTACGTTGACGAAACCGCTACCGATTTTACCGGGCCACGGGCAGCCAGAGATTGTATCCGCCGCTACATTATGGACATGGACAGTTTCAAGAATTTCTTCAAGGGAGATGTCTGGAATCCGCTGGACAATGTAAAACGGGTGCAACCGGGTGGAGATACTGAATACTATGAATGGTACAAACCCCCCCAGGGAATAGACATGAGTAACCAGGTGGAGGTGTTGTGGTACTGGAGTATTTTGCCCAAGGATTATCTGGTAATTGTGGCCAATGATGTGGTTGTTCGTTTTGGGCCGAACATCTACAAGCACAAACAACTTCCGTTTGCCAAAGCTGTAGACGTAAAGAAGCCCCACCGTTTCTACGGCAAGGGTGAATGTGAGATTTTGGAGTCTGTTCAGGACGAAAAGGACGTGCTTCGTCGCATGGCCATTGATCGAAACCACTTGGACATCGACAAAATGTTCATTGTCAGCGACAGATTGACCCTGAATGACGATGATTTGATAGCTAGACCTCATGGAGCGATTCCGGCCAGCGATATAAATAGTGTCAAAGCGGTGGAATACAACGACATCCCGCGTTCTGTTGAAATGTCCATGAATCAGTTGGACGAGGACGGCATTATTGCTACTGGAATTGACCCACGATTGAGTTCTATGCCCCAGGCTGGCACGGCTACGCAGGCTGCATTTATGAAAGAGAGTATGTTGAAGCGGATCCGCATGAAGTTGAGGCTAATGGAGCGGTCATTCCTCACTCGCGTGGCCAGACTGCGGGTTTCCAACATCATTCAGTTCTATTCACAGCCAAAACTAGAGAAGATTGTGGGAGAGGCGGGCACGCAGGAGTACAAAAACCAGATGACTAAGTGGCAGAATCAGGGATTATTGGTGCAAATGGACGGAGAAACGTACAAGAAAACTTACCGCAACGTGCGGATTAAAGACAAAGAACTGGATATAGACGCGGCGGGAAACGTGGTTGAGAATCCCATGAAGGGTTACAGTTTCTTTGAGGCTAAACCGGAGTTCTTCGTGCCTACCGCCCAGGGTGGATTCGACATCAAATTCACGGCTGGGGCTACTCTGCCTATTTCCGAGCCACTGATGCAAACCAAGGCGGCAGAAATGTACGACAGACTGATTCAATTAGCAGCTGCCGGAGTTGGCTATGACCCCGTTAAGTTGGGCGATATGCTTTTAGATGTAAACAATTTTGATCCGCAGGACTACCACCTGGAAGAACAACCCGGAGCAGAACAGGGTGGAGAACGATTACAAATGGTCTTGGCTATGGCCATGGACGAAAACAAAATGATGCTCAAAGGCCAACCTGTTCCTCCGACGGCTTTCGCACCACCCGCTCATACCCAGATTCATATTGAGTTTATGAAAAGCAAGAGTGTTCCGTCAGACAAGGCTTTATTGCAGGTATTTACCGACCACGTTACAGGTGAACTATTGGCCCAAGGACAGAGAAGTGGTGGAGCACCAGCCCAGGGTATGCCGGGAGCGGAAGGTGCACCTCCCACTATGGGTAATTCTCCGCAGACAGCGGTGCAATCCGGTGAAGAACAACGGCGGGCAATTTCTCCGGGCAAGGCTCCGGGGGCTCCCAGTTTACAAGACATGCTTCCTGGTTTAATTACGGGCAGTAGAACTATGCCCACCCAAGCATAATATGGCCACGAAAAAATTCCCCATTCTGGTCATGGAATGGTTGAAAGACCTTTCCATTGACGAACTCACTTTTCTGGTTGATTTGTCCCACAACAAGGATGTGGAGATTTTCTACAAGTTCCTTCATTCCGAAGCCGAGAGAAGAAAGAACATCATTTATAAGTTACCCGAAGCAGACCCGGTTAAACTGGCGATTGAAAAGTCCGCCCTGCGAGGGGGTGTGGAAACGTTATCTACTGTTTTTGACATGATTCAGGCTTCGGTTTTAGAGTTGGACAGAAGAATGAAGGAGGAGAAAAGTGGCTGATTTGGGTGATTATTTGGGACGAATTATGACGAAGCTGTTTGGCTCGTCAAATTCCAGTTGGCAAAAGAATCCCACGACTGGGCAATGGGACGCTAGTATGAACAATACTCCGGGAATATTGAATACGCCACCAAAAATAAACGTGCCTCAACCCACGGCCACACCATCTCCAACCCCTACAGCACAACCGAGTTCTCCATTGAGCCTGCAGACTCCCGTTTTTCCACAGGGAGGAGTGGCTACGGAATCGGCTAGACCACAAGTAGAAAGGATTTTATCTTCTTATGTTCCCAAAACTCCCGATGTACCACAGGGTTACAAGAGTCCGTTACTGGATTACACGGATTTACTGGCAAGTCTGGCTGGACAATATGGTTTAGACCCCAGACTGTTACCATTGTTGGCTATTTCTGAAACACAAGGAATGAGGCCCGCCGCTTCTGGTACGGCTAGAAATAATCCATTCAACACCATGGAACCGGGAACTCAAAACCTGATTCAATATCCTTCCATAGAGGAGGCTCTGCGTCAGTATGCTGCTGGAGTAGCGGGGCCAGAAACAGACCCAACGGGACAAGGACTGGATAGGTATTTGATGTTCAGGGCTCTTAATCCGCAATCTACTTTACAGGATTTTGTAAATATTCAGAATCCCATTGATAATCCAGACCAGCAATTAAGTACTATTATGCAGATTGCTAGTCAGTATGGTTTTTAGGACACTTGACATTTTTGGTCTATTGGAATAATATACATATATGGAGAACCGAGATGACCTCGGCCCAGAATACAAATGTCAGATCCAATTACACCCCCAGTAACACCACCGGCAGCTCCGCCCGTAAATCCGCCAACACCTCCCGTTGCTCCTGCTGTGGAGCCAGAAATTACTCCAGAACTGCAAAGGAAAATTGAAGGCAAGTCAAACCAAGAAATTGTGAAGATGTATGGTGAGTTGGAGAGAAAAATGGGTGAGGCAAGCACGAATATCGAACAACGCGACCAACTTATCAAACAAATGAATGTGGTTTTGGCGGCAATCGGC